AAAGAATACAACACCAGAGTTTGGATTTTGGTCTAGGAAGTTTTTAACCATTCCCATAAGAAAGAAAGTTTTTCCTGTAGAACTTTCTCCAGCTAATGCTGTAATTTTGTTTTGTGGAAGTCCACCGTAAAGTGAACCAGAAAGTAAAGCATTAAATACATGAGAACCTGTATCTATAAAGTTTTCTACATCTCCTGCTTCTATACCTTCAGAAACTATTCCAGCATATTCATTTCCTGTATCTTTAATTATATCTTTCAAAAAGTCACTCATTATTATCTCCTGTTCTATCTTGTTTTAAATTTAAATTATCAAACATATCTGTGGTTGGTTGTGAATCACAGAATGGTAAGGGATTTTCTTTTTTCTTTTTTTTGAAAATCCTATCCCAATTATCTTCGAATACTTTTTTATCAACCTTTCTCGGTCTTTGTTTATCGCCTTTACCTGCCATTAAAAAAACTCCTCTAGTGTTCCTTGTGTTCCATAACTGTCATCAATCTGCCACTTTATAATCCTAGTAATAAATTTCAATGGTTCTACAAATGACTTTTCAAATTGCATATCATAATCTACCATGTCATGTAAGTTTAGTTCCTCTGGTAACTTAGTCATAAACGATATAGAAGTTGATTGATACATATTTGGTATCTTCATATGTAAAAATTTAATCTTATCCCCTTCTTGTATGTAAGGATATTTTCCTTGTAATTTCTTTTCTCTTAAAAGGTGATTATATAGTATTGCACCCTTACAATGTATTGGAGCACCTTTCTTAAATAGATTGTGTGATTCAGTCCATTTAGTTAACCCATTTACTGAACGAGGATAAGCAACCAGTTCTGGTTTTAATGTCATAAACTCTGTTCTAAAATCTTGTATAAAAGTATTTAATACTTTATCATCTTCGTTCATGATAATAGTTAATGCTTCTTTAATCTTTTCACGACACGCAGCTGGTGTAGATGACTTAACTGCTTCAACACCCATGATTTTTAATTTAGGTTCTTTATAACGAACACCTTCAACATCATGTGCATTTAAAATATATCTTTTCTTTGCAACCCAAATACCTTTATCTGCAATTACTTCTCTTTTCATTTGCATCTTTTGTTCATATGCATTTACATAGTCAGCGAGGTCTTGATAACTTTTATCAATAAAAGGTTCAATCTTCTCTTTAGCAACTCTGTCCAAAAACTCCACGATTTTCTTTTTATCTGTGTCTGGTACGAAGACTTTACTAACCAACTTATCAAATGTGATATACACCGAATCCGTATCACTCGCAATGATGTAGTCTTCGTCTTTGGTATCAAGTATTTTATTAAGATACTGATTAAGAGTGTGCTCAATATGACGAATAGCAAGTTGCCCACTTGTAGTAATCGCCTCGGCAACCAAAATATTGTAATACCTAAACCACACATTGCCGATAGCACCATATGCACTATTGAGAGAAATCTTTTTAGCCATCTGGATATTATTGAACTTAGATATATCCCTAAGTAATTTTGGGTCTTTTGTTTTTTCATAATCTTTTTGTGCCTCAAGCATTAATTGTTTGAACTTAACTCTATCATCATACATCTTTTGCATGAGTTCTGGTAAAAAACCTTTTTGTGTTGTTTTAAACAAAGCACCATTTGGTGTCATTGTTGCATCTTTTAATACTGAAGTATCTACTTCTCTATTTAACATCTTTTCAACTGACATATTTTTGACTGCTTTATCTGCAACTAATGTTTCTGGTGAAATATTATACTGCATAATCAGATGTGGATATAGTGAGTTTAAATCAAAAGACATTACCCATTTATGTAAACCAACTTGTGGGTCTTTTACATATGCACCTTCAAACTTTTCACTCTTTTCTCTTTGAATCTTTTGTGGGATAACTATATTTTTCTTTCTAAGTTCATTATAGATTAGTATATCCCAATACTTAACTGAACCAAGCACATCCATATAATTTACTTTTGCATCATATGCCATAGTCAAACATAGTTCAATCAATCTCATTTTGTCTTCTAGTCTATCAACAATCTCTACATCTTGTATGTTGTAATCAATAAACGATTGAAAGTCCTTTAAGTACCATTCTCGGAATGTTTCGTATGGATTGTCATCCTTAGACTCTCCTAACTCTACATGTGCTATATGGTCAAGTCTGTAACTCTCACGATTGGTATATGTGAACTTCCTATACAAGTCGTAATAATCTAAATGTGATACACCGAGTATATCATAAACTTGTTGTTTTTTACCCATCTTGAAAACTTGTCTATCTGATACATTACCCCAAGGCGAAAGTCTATTGATTTCTTTTGAATCATATAAATTCTTAATACGATTACAGATATATGGTATATCAAAAAATTCTGTATTCCATCCTGTAACAACATCTGGTTGATTCTTTTCCCAAAAAGTTAAAAATTCTTGAATTAACATTTTTTCTGAATCACATTTTACATAAGTTACATCATCTCTTGTATTGTTATATTCACCCACACCCCAAACTAATATGTGTTTGTTTTGATGATTCTTAATTGTAATTGATAATAGTGGTTCTATTGCTTCTTCTGGATTTGGGAATCCATTTTCACAAGCAACTTCTATATCAATTGTTACTACAAGAATTTTATCAACATCCCACTTTACAAAACTAGGATATTCATCTGCAATATAATTATATTGGAATGTAGTATTACCATAGATAAGATGTGGTTGACCTTCATAAGATTTCAACCATTCTTTTGCCTCTTTGATTGTATCGTGTTTTACAGGTGTGACAAATTGCCCATCAAGGGTTTTGTGTTTGGTTTCTTTGATTACTTTACAGAAAAGAGTAGGTGAATATTTAACCTTTCGATTAATTCTTTCTCCATTCACATATTCTCTAACAAGTAGAGTATTGCCCCAAGGGGTTACATTAGTGTAAAATTGCATTATATAATTATACTCGCTTTAAACAAGTTTTGTCAAGGTTTTTTATATTAATAAGTCTCTTTGATAGACTTCTGAATTTCCGTAGTGTTTATTCAATGTTGACAACTTATCTTCGGCATCGGCAAGTTTCACCACTTCTGAGTCAACTGCTTGAACTATGTCTGGATGTTCTCCAATACCAGCAGGATTTGTTTGATAAACATTTATGTTCGCTTTCGCAGAAGCAATTTCTGCTTCATACTTTTTTTTTAGTGCATCAATTATCATTATCTATTCTCCTAGTTTTTCTTTTTCAATTGTACTTAAAACAGTTTTCATGTTATTTAAAATATCTGTTGTAATACTTTTTTTGCTTGATTTCATTTTTACAGCACCCTCAATACCTGTTAAACCTGGCGTTGAGTTAACTTCAATAAAGTAAGGTTTTTCTTTTTCTCTATTTTTTGATGGAATAAAATCAACTCCAACAATAGTACCCCCAACTGATTCTGCAGCTCTTATTGATTCTGTTTCTTCAAGTTCTGTAAGTTTATGCATTTCTGGTTCAGAACCTTGTGATACATTACTTCTAAAATCTCCTTCTATTATAGGTCTTTTCATAGCTCCCATAATTTTACCTGACGCTACTATAACTCTAACATCATAATCTGTTTTAATTTGTTCTTGTAGTATAATATCAACATAAGGGTCTTCTCTATATAATAACTGAACAATACCAGTAAGTGCTCTTTCGCTTTCAATAAACATAACGCCAACACCCTGTGAACCTAGTGCTGTTTTTAAAATCATTGGATATTTATTTTTTAATTTTTGAGTGGCATTTTTTGAATCTTCTGAATGTCTAATTAAATATGTTTCTGGTGTCCTAATATTGTTTCTTTGAAACATCATTTGATTATACCATTTATTGTTACAAACTTCATTACACCTAACAGAATTAATAAGTTTAAATCCAGCGTGTTCAAGTGTTCTCCCCATAACAGACCAAGAAGCACAACCATCTCTTGCATTTAGTCCTCTCATCATTATTAAGGTACTTTTTGGATTCATTACTATTGGTTTTTGATATTCAGAATCTACTTTCATAGTTGGTAATTTTGCTTTACCCTCTTTATCAACTGGGTATGTATATAAAAGTTTATTATCACCACTACTATCTTCTAGATAACACCCCATTAACTCCACTAGATGAACTTCAATTCCAATCTTATCTGCATTACTTCTAATAAGTGGAGCAGTTTCATTTGGGTCTAATGGGTCATCATGTGAAATGATAACTAATTGATAAGGTTGTTCATCTGATTGCTCAGATACAAATTTTTTAAAGTCATCCATAATTTATTCAGGTTTCCATTTACCCATTGCTTCTTGTTTACCTTGATAATCTGCAAGTGCAGCTTTGATAGCATCTTCTGCTAAAACTGAACAATGAATTTTTACAGGTGGTAATGCAAGTTCTTCTGCAATGTCACTATTTTTTATTTTTGCAACTTCTTTTACACTTTGACCTTGTACCCATTCAGTTAGTAAACTTGATGATGCGATTGCAGAACCACATCCATATGTTTTAAATTTTGCATCTGTTATGATACCATTGTCATCAACTTGAATTTGAAGTTTCATAACATCACCACATGCCGGCGCCCCAACCATACCTGTTCCAACATTTGGGTCTTCCTTATCAAGAGTTCCTACATTTCTAGGATTTTCATAGTGGTCTAAAACTTTATCTGAATAAGCCATAATTATGCCTCTCTTTTTTTACCTATGTTATATTTAGTTTCTAATATCCACTCATCCTTTTCTTTAAAAGAAATGATTTTAATTTGACTTAGTGGTGCGATAGGTTCTGGTGTAGCTTTCATTTCTACTAATCCCCAATCACTTAGAAGTTTTACTATTGTGTTTCTTCTTGCAATGTCATTTTCTGATAAGTTTGTGTCCTTACCATCAAGTGCGAATAATTCTTTAAAGTGTACTATAAAATATCTTCCTTGTTTGTGTAGTATGTGACAAGACTGATATAACTTTTTTTCTTTTCGTGAAGCAACTCCGATACGAGATAGTGTTTCTCTAATCTTTAAGAAGTCGTCTGGTTCTTTTAATAGAACCTCAAACATATGCTCCTGTTTCCAATTTACATTATTTTCCATGTTTACCACCTTTATTCAAACTACTTTTAATAGTTTTTATTTGTTCATCATTTAGTATATTAAGAGCTGACTTAGCTTTTTCATTACCATAACCATAATACTCTTTTACACATTCTAAATACGTTTCTTTCTTTGCTTTCAACCAAGGCGTATATCTTGACCTTGTTCTAAGAGTATTTAGTAAAAAATCAAACTGCAATTTCTTATCTAGTTGATGATTCATATTCATCTCATTAACTAGGAAGATGGTGTCTTGAAAGGGGGCAAGACATTTGTTTACAATGTATGCTGGATATTTCTTTTCCCATTGTTCATCTTCACCATCCATAAGTTTTTCTTTGGAAGTATTGATTGCTTTGAGGTATTCCTTTAATTCATACATTATCTATTTCCATTTTACTTCCACCATGATTTCTGTTAGGCAAGCAAGTAAGTTTATTTCTTGGTCTGCAACAAACGCTGACTGATACTGATACTTTGCGAGTATAAGAACTGCATGAGGTATTGTACTACCATCCACATGATTGTAAAGATTATCATAAATCCTACGAAAAATGCGTACAGGGTCATTGTCAAGATTATGCACAATCCACTTTCGCACATTTGTGAAT